AAGAATCCACCCCAAGTAATACCTGTTCTATTAGGATCATTTGGATTTAAAAAAGTTTCATCCATTCCAAAAACTGTAGATACAGTACGACCATTTTCAATAGTAGCTCTATCTCTAGCTTTAGAAACTGCTGCTACTTCAATAGGATTATCTGTTGGTCTATTATCTGAAAGAGAATCAAAAATATTTTCGTGAGAAGCACCGTTCAAATTATTTTCTAGCCTACCAACTTGCGAACTAATTCTGTTAGTCCCAGTGTTTCTACTTGATTGGGCAGATTCTCTTCTATTATTAAGCCTAAACAATTCTTCAGCTGCTTTACTTAACATATCTTCAGGACTTGCGTCAGCATTAGCAATTCTTTGTAGCACATCCCTTACAAAAACTTGTTCCCGTGTAGTTCTATCTTCATCTTGTAAATAAATTTCAACTAAATCTTTTACAGATTTTGCTTCAGCATATTGAAATAAATCATCATCATCTTGTAACCCTTCTAAAGGTTTTAATTCCTCATCACTTAGTTGTCTATTAAAAGCTTCAAAAGAAATTGAACCTACGTTTGCTACAACATTAGCAGCAGAAGAAACTAAGTCTTCATCTGAAGTGTTTGGACCCGGATCAAAAGGTTTTAATTCAGCTCCAACTGTTCCTTCATACCAATCACCTAGTCCAGCACGCAGTTGTGTTCCCATTTGATTAGTAAGACTTTCTAACATAGCTTGACTTTCATTAAAGTTAGGATCATTTGGATCAGTGGTATATCTACCAAAGTCTCCAACACCTTCTGCTTGTGCAGCAGCCAAAGTTTCTTCAGTTATGTAAGAAATTGCATCTTCTAAGAAATCTGATTTAGACACATAAGATGTTTGATTATCGCTTGTTAAGAAAACATTTAATAAATCTTCATCAACGACATCTGTAATTCGTCTGTTTCTAGTACCAAAACCTAAAGCTAATAAACTTTCAACAGCAACACCTGTATGTTGACCTGTTTGAGCAATATCTAAAGCTGCGTCAATACTTTCATGTGTTCCCCTTGCATTTCCCACTTGACCTTTTGCTTGTTCGTGGTTTGCAGACTGTTGTCTTTGAGTTTGAATTGATTCTAGATTTTCTAATTTTCCATTAATTTTTTCTTGGGTATTTTGAAATGTTTCAAACTGTGATGCAGTTCGCCGATCCAATTTACTAATTAACGCTGATGCCGCATCCTGTGGTAAGATATCTAATAGATTAGTAATACCTTCAAATTCTGCAGAAGCTGGCCCATAGATTTCACCCATATTATTCCAAGCAGCATTTGGATCATGAATTTGTTCTAAGACTCTAGGATCTCCTGTTGTTTCATACTGAGTAACTAAGGCATCTAATTCGTTTAAAGCTTTATTTGATCCTGCTCTAATTGTTAATCTATCTGTAGTTTCTTCAACAGTTGCAATACTTTCACCAAGAAGAGATCTACCCAACATAACAATCTCAGTAGGTTGACCTATCATTAGCTCTCTAATTTTTTGTTGTCTTGTTGCTTCATCAATTGTTTTGTCTCGAGCAATAAACTGCAATTGATTAGACACAGCTTGTGTTAATTTTTTTTCCTCAACAGAATTATATTGTCTAATAATATTATCGCGATTATCATCAAAGTTAAAACCTCTACCCTTAATTAAACCGGCACTAGTTTTAAATTTACTAATTACTTCAGCTGGAGAAAGCGTATCAATTTTGTATACAGGATTTTTTCCTGCTCTTAACAACTCATCATTTCTAGATTGAAATGTAGCCAACTCACCAACATCAGATGTTTGTCTTTGTACTAATACTTTTTTAACATTACCCTGAGCATCCCTTACAACATTGCCATCTTTATCTGTTTCATCTTCATAGTATTCAACTTTTCTAATATCTTGGGTTTCTGCCATTTTTTTCTTTAATTCTACATCATTATCTTGATCTAGCTTATTCATAAATCTACTAAAGAAATCTATAGACTGTCTACCGCCTCTAACAATTTCTTCTAATGATGCAAACTTATCTTGATCGGGATTTCTAGGTGCTAAATTGCCGAATGAATATTGAGTAGTTGAACCGCCGGTTTGAGTTTGTCCTTCAACAAAAAGCTCCGGTGCTCTTAACTGATCATTAAAAGCTTCCGAGGTTGCTGGCTCTCCAAATAGTGGAATGTTTTTTTCCGAAGCGTAGCGTTGTCGTGAAGAACTTCGTTTCTTATCTGGTTGTGGCATGTATTAGCTCCTTATGGTAATGCGCTTCCGGGTCCAGTGGGTGCAGCGGGTGCGGCGGGTGTAGGTCCATCAAACGCTCCAAATTCTGCAGCTGTTCCAAGGGCAGCAGTACCAAATTGTAAAGCAGCAGAAATATTTGCACCCTGAATAATAGCACCGGGATCAGGAGCATTATTAATACCGGGAATAAATAAAGCACCTTCATCCATATACGATTGTAAACTTTTTAATTTTGCTGTTGTTTGAGAATCCATAGTTCGATCTGAATATCGTTTTTGCAAAGTAGCATTAGTAACAGTATCCATGTAATTATCTAAAGACATTCTTTGAATAGCTTTCATTGTACCCGAAGCTGTGGAAATATTTTTAGACCCTGCTACACTTTTTCTAGCTGCCTCAATCTTAGCATTATTAGCAGATATATTTTTCATATTAACTTTATGATTACGATCTGCTGTATACTTCATAGCTCCTGCTTGAGTACCTAAAGATTTAGCTGTACTTCTATTATTAACAAGTCTATCATTATTAACTCTGTTAATTTGTGCATTCTTGGCATCAATTTGAAGTGCTCTTGCAAATTCATTGTGATAAAATTCTTGATGCTTAGCCATTGCTTCAGCAGCTTGAGCACCCCCACCCATTAAAGATTGAACACCGCCCATAACAGCGTTACCAACCATCATCATAGTCATTGGATCCATTAGTCAATCCTCCTTCCCCAACGGGTCTTACCTGTATTAGTAATTCTTCTAGACTTAGGCTGTACATAGTTTACGTCATTATATCTTAATGCACCAGACAGCCGTTCTCCAAACATAGCTTCAACTCTTCTGTTAGATTTCCATGAATCTACAGTTTCTTGGTATTCTTTTGCTCTTCTCTTCTGTATAATACCATCAACGTTAAGGTGGAGTCTATCTTCCCAATAGTTACAAGCAGCTGATAAAACATCAACTCTATCATCATGAGTTAAACTACCTCTACGATCTGTTAACCTAGTAATCTGTCTTTGATTAGTTTCATCTCTAGCAGGCTTACTATCAAATACTAATCTATGCTGAGACATGATTGGCTCTAGTGCTGCTAGGATTCTTCTTTCCTTCTGACCAGTTACTTTATATTCGTCGATTGCCACTTGCCCACAGCTTTCGGCAATAACAGGCCGAAGAAGAGAATTGAACATAGCATCACCATAGTTAGCCTCCACCCTAATATGACCTACATCATATTGGTAGGCTAGTTTAGAAATACGGAGGAGTACAGATTTGTCATATCCTCCCTCTAAGCCCAACAATTCATGAACAAAGACGTAGCCATTACTAAAGCTGGCAACACAAATACCTGTTTCATCCGCCCCACGACCTGAAGGGTCAATAAACATGACCCTATCTTGGTACTCAGTAAACACATCTGAGATCCACATAGGCTCATAGATGCAGTCTCCCGACATACCGAAAGACGGGACTCGCCTGTTAGCCGTGCTAGAAGCCCACACAATCTTCTCTGGGGCTAAATCTGGGCTGACATCCATTACGATCAGATCGCTCAGCTTGAGCGGATACTTGTCCTTATCGGCAAGACTAGTATCCAGCTTGTAGTGGAGGCTGAAGAGCGTAGGACCAACTTTAGCCTTACGCTCCATCAGAACCTCCATACTGAAACGCTCCGGCTGTGTGGGCATTCCCGGCTCTATATCAAGAGCCATAATCCAATCCGATACATCCTCTGCCTCAGAAGGTACAGAGAGATCAGGCATCACAGCAGGAAACTTAACCACGGGATATCCTTCTTTTAATTGATTATAAATACTATCTTTAATTTGCGGAGTCCCAAGGAAGATCACACGCCCTCCTACATTTCTAATTTGTTCTGCTTCAAGACATTTGTTAAGAAGTTTCTGTCTTGTTACGGCTGTCTCACAGTTACCTTCAATCTCTACGTCATCAAAGATTAAATACTCTGCGTGAGAACCAGTGATCTGGGCAGTGATGCCCTTGGCATAGCAAGATTTATCTTGACCAATACGAGTTCTAGCCTCTACGTTAAAACCAAAAGCATTATCCGTAGTGTGATCCCCCGGACGAAGATGTTCACAGTACGGAACAAGATCTAAAATCCTTCGAGTCATACTAATAAACTCTACAGCCTTGTTACCTGTAGCTGATACAACCATAATTGTAGTATTAGGATCTCGTAATAGAAACCACGAGGCTAAGCAGGAAGTAATAACAGATTTACCAAAGCCTCGCCCTGCCTGAAGTTGCATATCCTTTGGTCCCTTTTGCAAGGCATCTGCCATTTCGTATTGAACAGGAGTTGGTTCTCCTAAACCCAAGTATTTAAAACAAGCCCAAAGGTGATTTCTAAAATCATCCTTCATTTCTTGTGGTACTTCCATTAGAGTTCGCCTTCAATCTTGCGTAAGCGATCTTCGTGGTCCTCTACAATGTGATGTAAGTTTTGTAAGTTTAAGTTAATCTTACCCAACTCTTTCTGAATCTGCCATAAAAAGTTTACAATACCAGCCCCAACAATAAGTTCGATAAAAATTAACTCATTCATTTTAACTACCACTCATTTTAAATGGTGCAGCTTTTGACATAGCTGACTCTAAATCTTCAATAGCCTGTTGTGGTAAAAGCTCTAATGATTCTTTATGGTCATTAAGAACACCACGAATCACACCATACAACCCGGGTCCACGGACTGTAGGATCATCTAAATCTAAGATCAATGCATCAATAAGCATTTCTTGTAGCCTTTGTAATTTATCCTTCATTGTTTTCTCCTGACAGTTTATTAAGTAATGCTTTGCGACGTTCACAGCCGCCACACTTTTTAAGTTTACCGCCAGTAGCCCAGTCAATAGCCTTCTCAACCTTGTCACCTAAAGTTGGTTTAGGTTCTTCAGGTTTTTTCTCAAGCTCTGCTGGATCTAGCCAGTTAACAGTTAAACTATAGTTATCCTCAACAGTAATTTGTACTGCCTGCATTTTGCCCTCATCTAAAAAACTAATTGTACCAATTGCTTTTGCCATATTAAAATCCTTGATATCCGTCTACTTGCCTTGGATCATCCAAGGGATCTCCAAGTAAACCATAATTGTCATTAGTATTAGATGGGTTGTAAGTACGCATACAACCAACACATCCTCGACACCACGGGTCTGCAGCTTCTACAATAGTGCTAGTCCATTCAGAATCAACCAATACACTTTCTTGTGAATCGCCACTAAGACCCGCAGGTGAATTAAATAATCTACCATTGCCTCTATATCGAGAAGTCAATGGTTCATCAAAATCTACGTTAATAACATCAACTGCTGTTTCTGTAGTAGTGCCATTATATCTACGAACAGGGTTTGTAAATGGACCATTATCAGCCCAGCTTCTACTTAGTGAATCTTGAACTCCACCAGTTCCGTCTATACCCTCTGAACCACAACCATCTCCACATGGAAATGGAATTGTCTCACAAGGCCAAGGATCTTCAGTACCTTCTGCTCCTTGTAAATCGTGTTTAGTATTATCCCACTGTTCAGTATCAGGAACAACGCCATCTCCATTATCCCCAGAATAATTAGGATATCTTTGCTGTTCACTTCCCAAACCAAAAATACTCAGACCCATACACACGTTATCAAAAAAATGAGCAATGCCTTTTAGGGATAAACCACTTGTATTCTTAGTTGTAGTTGTAATTTTACTTTGATTAATTTTAGAAGGATAAACTCGATATTCAGTACCGCCCTGATCTTGACTAGCTTCTGAAGTAGATCCCGGGTAAGCAGCACTATCTTGTCTACCAAAATATGGATAGGTTCGAACACTAGTTTGTCGGTATTTAGGCAAGAAACCATTGACATTAAAACCTTGGCTAAGTTGAACCATAGGAGCAAACTCGTAAATCTCATCCCAATCAATAGGATTAACATCATCAGCTGCAAATAAAACTTCACTTCTTGCAGTGCCACTTAATTTAGTGGTATCTACAACTTTACCACCATGACTACAGTAGTTATAAACCCCACGCATCCAAGGCATAACTCTACCGCCTCTACTTGCATAAATTCTGCCTACAACAATATTATCAATATCATCTCCGTTTTCTAATGGAGCACCAGCATTTGATGGATCCATTCTAGTTGTAGATGTTTGAGTGTCTCCGGCACCGTCTGTATATGTATATTTTTCAGGATCAGTATTATAAGCACCAGCATCTCTAGCTACTAAAGGTCTTCTGCCTTCTAATGTAGTAGGATCTCTATTTTCTTCGGATGAAAATAATTTAGTCGAGTCAGAACAAATTTCTGGCTGAGGTGTACATTGCTCTACTCCAAGATTATAATTAGCACACTCGGCATGAACAATAGGCAAATTTCTTTTTTCTGTTGCGGGTAAATCTAAATAACAAATAGGAGCCCAAGGACTTGGATTAGACCCATCTGTATATGTAGCCGTTACAGTTACGCTATTTAAAACATAATCATAAGACGTAGATCCACCGGGATATTTTTTATTATTAAACTTAGAACAAGATGAACTACCAAAGCTAGTTGCCCCAGTTCCATCCTGATATCCACGAGTATACTCAGCACTAACTGAAAGTGTACTAATAGGGTACACATTATGATAATCTAAATTATCAAACGTAGGATCTGTAGAAGTACCATCAGCATCTTTTGGTTTAATATAACCAAGTTGTTGTTCCATTACTGAGTGAGTCATTCGTGTTTGTGTAATACTTGGGTTAGTAAATCTGTTAAAAGATCTTTGCGAAACTTTAGCGGAAGAATAATCAAAACTATCACCGCCACCTCCACCTCCTCCGCCGCCGCCGTCTAGCCCTCGCGGCAGCAGACCACCGCCACCACCATCGCCGTCAGGATCTACTCCTACGCAATCACATAAAAGATTTTCACATGTACGATCTGGATTAATAGTAATACCATCAGATTCGTATATTGGTTTTGTCCTATTAATTTCGTTGTCATAGTTTAAGGGACGGATTGTATCTGCCTTCTCTCCAGAAAATGCAGGATAAGGGGAGTTATTTCTATTCTGTGCCTTACCACAATCAATCTCATAAACTCTATCAAAGGTTACACGACAGGGCCAAACACTAGGACAGTTACCTAAAGCAGCCTCCGCATAGCCGCTATCAGTATCAGCAAAGATGTTTGAAAAATCTAATGACGATTTATCAGCACCATCAATAAAACCCATACTTGCTTGCATACAGGTTGTGCAACCGTCAAAATGCTGCTCATTACCTGAGCCTGCTGAAGTTTTAATCACACCACTTGCTGGAATGTAAGCATCAATGTTTCGACCACCCCAGACTTTACCATTAGGATAAGCAACACCCGGAATGTTTTGCTTAGGACCGTCAATAACCTTAGCTACCATATCAGTTAAAGTTGCACCTGTAGTAGCACCTGTAGCCTCTAAGGTATTATGAGTTTCAATTCTTTCTACAGAACCACTAGAATCTTTTAAAGATCCTGAAACAGCTACAAAAGATCCAATAGTAAGCGGATTACTATTACCCGGAGTACCATCTGTTTTATTGTTTTGATGATTAGTGCCGCCATCAATAGTAGTATCTCTAATATTTATTGCAACAAATCGTTGGACATTACACCCATCCGTCCTATCGTTATTCTGTCCATTAAATTTATTTCTAAAGTGATCTCTCTTAGCATCGCTGTCTACTAAATCAGTAGCACCACCATCGTTGAGAATTAAATTGTAATCGTTTTGATAGCATAAACAAAGCACATACCATAATTCATCATCATGAGTTGCGCTTTCTAACATAATACCATCTTCGTTGCCATTAATAGAAGTACCCGAAAAGAAATCACCTGATACAGCGTTTGGTACAATAATAGATCCATCTTTTAAACCAGTGTATTCTACAGTAATATCAATAAGCCAACACAAATTTCGTGAATCTTCATCATCAAACTGCTCGCCTTGAGCTGAGTCAGTTCTTAGAAATAATTTTGTATTGCTAGCTGAGTGCGTATCTACTGTAGTTTTGGCAATGTAAACAACTTCATTGCTATTGAAACAACTTTGATCGCATCTCCGTGCTGCGTAATATGACGGGCAGCAGTCAAACTCGTTAAAGGCACTCATTAGCAGGGACCCATCACAACGTTTGGAAGATTAAAGTAATAAAATTTATCTACATTATTATAAATACTACTAGAACCAAAGATAGTTGTATTGCTATCGGTAGCACCAACTGTAGAAGCAATCTTAAGTTTCCGTCTTTCTCTAATTTCTACAATCTGTTCTACCTGTACTGTACCCGTACCTGTAACAGCAGGCAATCCAGTGCTAGTGCTGTAAGTATTTGAACCACCAATGGGCATAACTCTGTAGTTATCAGGATATGAGCCTGTTCCGCTGTTAGCAGATTGGGCTACAATTCTAAGTCCGGGTCCAAGATAGTCTTTGGTGTTTCTTAATTCACAAAGATTAACCGCCATAAACGTATGGTTAGAGTCTCCAGCAGGATTAGATCTTCGTTTTAAATCATTGCCATTTGCATTGCCATAGGACAAAGGAACAAACTCATCACCTTCGGTTGTGATAGTTACCGTTACAGTTTGAGTACCAATACCTGAACCTACAGTAACAACAGGATGTTTTCTAAATCCTTTGGTATTACAAGTAACATCAAAATATGAGTTAGCTCCATCATCTGTAACAGAACCCAAAGTATAATCTGCAGCTGGGCCAGAGATAGCAGCAATAGCATTTCTAAGAGCAGTAGCTGTAGTGTTTGCATTGTGTCCATTGTCTACATTTACAGCACTAATACTTTGATAAGTATTTGTAGAGTCTACAATTGTAAGAGCAATAGTATCATTAGAACCTTCTGAAACCACAGCAGCCGCACCATTTACTTGGATTCTAGCAACCTGAGCCACACCTGTAGTTGCTAAATTTCCAAGAGAGATTTCTTGCCACTTATAATACCATTTGTTAGGGACAGCATCTGGACTTACTGTACCAATAGCAGTCTCGCTGGTTGAGCTGCCATCATCATTAATAGCTACCCACCCAGTAATCTTAGCCAAGAATGCTTGCTCGTCAATCCACAAAGGAGTTTGTCTGGTAAGCTCTAAGTCACTAGAAAATCTATCACCTGTTGCACCATCACCGTGATGAACGTGAATTGCACTAGGGGCAATCGAAGCTCCTGCTGAAGCTCTTGTGCTGGGGACTTCTACGGTCAGTTCTCCTGCCGCTCCAGTGGTAAAGGCTTCATGTTCTGCCTTTGTACCGCGTCTTTTCTGTACTCTACTAGCCATATTAACTCCTTAGTTTTGTGTGGACCTATAGGTTTGTTTAAAGATACCCTTAAACTCAATATGTGTAATGTTACACGGGGTAAAGCTATTACTCTTAATAAATACCCGTGTAGATTCTGAGTCGCCAAACACTTTGGCTAAGAACTCACCTTCATTTGTAACAGGAATAATCTGATCTAACTTAGTTTGACCATACAATCCCTCTTTGTAGAACGGATCTCGTTTAGTAGTTACACTGCGAGCCGTTTCTTCTCCTCGTTTTTGAACAACAATGTCATACTCACCAGAGTTATCGTATCTAGTTGAGATGCTTCTTAAGTTAAGAACACCATCAATAACATTCTGTTCCCTATCTCGTACAAGTTGAGGAGACAATTCAATATTCATATCAAACTTTTTACCAAAGTACATACTACTAGATACGCCATCTTCTGGCGGATTGTATAAGAATCCTTGGTCTTCTTCTCCAAAAACAGTTTCTTGTAAGAATCTTTGATTATCTTCTGTTGTAATATTAGCATCAATAATTAAACCTTGATTTTCTGTAGCAGCAAAATCACTGTAATCACCTTCTAAAACAATTCTAGTTCTTTTACCATTCTCTGTATTATTTACAGCCTCAATAGCTTGACCAGCAGTAGGCCAAGTATTGACAGGAACCACAGTATCAATCTCTTCGTCTGCAAACGGAAGAATAATAGTAGTCTTATTTGTGGCAGAATCGTAAGATGTATTAGATTCGTCAACAGCACCTGTAACAGGATTGTCAGTACGAATTTGCATTTGAATTAAATTATCCAAACGCGGTACAGAACTGTTCTCTGCTTCTAAGAATGTACGAGATACAAAATAGTGGTTAGGTTTACTACCTGTAGTTTTTTTAAATGGTTGCGTATTTACAATATACAGATAGTTATCAAAGGATTCTAATGCCCACGCCTTAAAAGACTCACTAAAGATATATCTATGAAGTGAATTTTGCAACACTTTGTCACCAGAGAATCTATTAGTATAGAAATAAATATTGTTACGATCATTCTTATCAATCATAGCGATCATATCTTGTGTTGGAGCCGTGGTAATATCTCCAAAGCTAGCAGGTAGATAGCCTTCAGCATGGGCTGAAGTCTCTACAGCCTGCGTAATAGATGATTGATTAGCAGTAGAGTAGTATAAATAAATTTTCTCAGGAGCAAAGAAATAGATCTGAGATCCCAACAACTGTGGTCTAGAGAATGGATCAGTAGAATAGAACGTAGTGGGGGAAAGCTCCGCAGTAAACGGAGTTACTTGGTTCTCAGAACCCTGAAGTTCAAACTGAATATCATTATCTGTATTAATAAACAGAAAATCATAGAATCCAATCATGTTGTTGATAGAAGAAATCTTATCAACCGAAGATCTAATATCAATAACATCTGTATCTACAATAGTATTTGGATCTGTTAAGAATACATTAAAGAAATTACCAAACTCAGAGCAAAATACTGTGTCATCAATAGCAAACCACAATCTATTTCTCCATACCGTCAGAGCGTTAATAGGCTTTCGCTGTCTCTCTAATGACGTATTGCCAATAAGAGGACTTGGACCGGGATTAGTTTGTTTGCTGCCAGAAATCCTAGGCAACCAGCTGGGTGTGACTAGTTTCCATTTGTTTGTAGTACCATCAAAGTCAAGGACAATGGGCCAAGTACGCTCATCAAGCACAGAAAACTCATCTTCTGCTCGGACTGGCTCATAATAAGGCGAGCCTTCTCCCGGTTCGTTTACAGTTCTGTAAAATCCGGGTACAAAATCAAAGAATCTTTCGCGACATTCATAAACCTTTCCCTTACCTTTTTGCCCAACTGTAGCGTTTGTAACCTTTTGTACTCCAGTTACAATCTTACTACCTTCAGCTAAAGAGAACAATGTATGATGAGCACTATTTACTTTAGTAGTATCGCCTTCTTCAGGTGGAACAGGGATATTTTGAAAAGATACAATAGATTGACCAAGATCTGTTTGAGTTGCAACATTAAAATTCTTATCCTCAACAACCAACTTGTAGTCTCTAAGGCAATTTCGTAAGCCCATCTTGGTAGCAAAGTCTCCAGTCTTAGTATACGTTACATTAAGATTAGAAGTTGCACTTGTATCGTTAAGTTTATCTTGTACAAGCACAGCAGTTCTACCTGTAGTGCTGCCACCATTGTAAGTCATGATCAACACACCATTACTATTGTCACTTGCACCGTCTTCAATTACTGTAAAACCATCTTGAAAATGCGTAAATCCAACTTCTTTAAAATTATCTGCATAACATAAAACATATTCACCATTAGTAGAGTTAAAAATAATTCCTGCTAAATCTTCTAAGGTTGCAGCATCAAAGTCTGAAGCAATACTTTGTAAATCATTATTAGAAATAGAATGTAGGATTCTATCCTCTTGAATGCCATCATTGTTGGCTATTTGTTCTTCATAAAGAATAAAACCGTTAATACCTTCGGCTTGATTATCTGCAGGATCTGCCGTAGCCGAGATTGTAATTAATTGAGCACCCTCTGAATCAGTAAGAGATTTTAAAGTTGTATCTTTATCAATTCTTTTAATAGACTTAGAGTTAGAGTTAGTCAAGCCAAGGGTGTCAATAAAGTTTTGATTACCTACAATACCAGCAAAGTTTTCATGCGTAGCTGTAAGCGTAAGATTCTCTGTTGAATCATCAACAATAGAAATGCGATTGTTAGAAGAATCAATCTTAAGTGTAGCATCAGCACCAGCACCTTCAATTAAATTCTTTAAGGTTTCTAAAGTGACTGGAGTATCTGACAATTCTACGTCTGCATCAAGTACAGTACCAGCATTTGTAATTTCTTTATCTGAATTAGTTACTACACCAGTTGCTTTAAAAGATTTTAAGGGTCGGAGTTTTTGTGTAACTTGTAAATCTGAAAGATTAATTTCATATGTATCAGCTGCATTAATATTGGAGGGCTGTAAAGATCCGGGCTCTTTAGCAGTATCATATTCATTAAGTTCTACACTGTAGAATACAGATCCACGGGTAATAAAAAACTTATCGCCGTAGTATTTATCACCAGTTACAGCAGCAGATACATCTTTAACATTACCGGCAGGATCAGAACCAACTGTATTATCTAATAAGTGTACAGTCTTTTCCGTGCCGAAAAGTTTATCAATAGGATTGTTATTTAAAGCATCTAATTGAGTAGTTAAACTAATAGGTACTAGATTCTTACCTACTGTATCAGGCAACGATGAAGATCTATATTTAACCGCTTGACCCTGAAGATCTCGCACTCTTTTTTCTACTTTAAATTTGTATTCAATAGTATTATTACCAGTAACAACAGGAGCCGTACCACTAATAAGCTCAAGATCATCTACGGGAATGTTAACAGTTTTGTTAGGTTCTAAAAACTTTGTATTACGATACCGAGCAACCTCAACTCCTGCCGTAGTAAACAAAATAAATACATATTGACTAGGTTGTATTCCAAATTGATTACCAAACTCGGACACACCAGCTAAAGTTTTAGTAGATTTAACGCCAGTTGAGTCATAATATTCTAACCCAGCAAAACCTTCACCTGCAGCAGCATAAGCATACATTCTTTTAGTTGTGTTAGTTAAGTCAACTACAGTATTTTTATATGTACCGTCAATATTACGACGCATATTTTCTCTATAGCCTGCTTCTACAGATTTATTTAAAAGAATAAGAGCACTACCAAACAAAGCAAACTCAAGAACTTCTTCTGCCAGCTTACTTGTTTGGCTATTAACAATATAATTATAATGATCTAAAGTAATAGAGTCAAAATCAAAGTCTTGAAGCTCCATTCTTTTTAATGTTTTGTTTAACTTCCAAACAGTTAAGAATTTTCTCTTATCATCAGCAGTTAAATTCAAAGAGTTTGTCAATCTTAGGCTATAATTAATGCCAATAAGGTATCTATTTTCCTGATCAAGGGAGATCCATTTAAAAAAGATACGATCTTCTTCTTCAGGTACATACCTTGTAGTATCATCTGACAGGTAGTTAAACAACAAGGATCCGGGAGCCGGAGTATCTGTTGTTTCTGTAGCTTGATCTACATAAACTTGATCTGATCCTGCAATGTGTTCAAGCCCCGGTCTTTTTTCTGCTGACCGTTCTGTAGTAATAAGAACATTGTCTAGGTCTTGAGCTTCTGTTGGCAGTCGTTTGTTAGCTGCTTGTCTTCCAACACCACCAGCCAAACTTAATACAGGCATTCGTTGGTGTGTACTCATCGTCGATGTCTCCAGAATCTAAATCTTGAAGGATCATTAGTTACTGCACTGTTTCTGTTAACTGCATTTAACACAGCAGAGTCACCTGACGCAAAGATATTACGTC